CCAGAGCCAACCAAGGGAAGGATAAGAGCTCGCCTACGCGCTTTCACAATGACTAGACGTTCGCCAAAGTTACACCCAAATGATCACCACCCGGTCTTTTTACAGACCTCCTCATGCTTCCAACGGGGGCGTGTTGGCAAGCCGGGATACGAGAGCCGCTCGGGACGTGGGATGACATACTTGCACCAGTATTCATGCCACGTACGGCTCAAGGTGGGCTCCAAAACTCCAGCTGTAAGCGGCTGGATAGTGGAAAGCCCTGATAGATAGGCTTCAAAGTGAACCTGGTCCTCGACCGGGATGCTAAACATCCGTTCAACTAAGAGTCGCGACCCCATGCCAATCTGAACCGGCTTGACAGGGTTGAGCATCGCGTCCATCAGGACTCCTCTCTGGTACTCATTGACACCTTTGCTGTTAATAACCTTCCAAACAGCATAATTGCCAACACCAATTGTGACTCTAAGCCCATATTGGGCAAGGGCTTGTATCACAGGACAACCCGGATATTGGTGAGCGAGCGAGAGGGCTTTGCACCTAAGAAGCGCGAGCTTACGCTTCGCCTTTGCACCGGCATATGAACGACTTGTCCACCCAAACGTAGTAAGCACCCTACGGGGATCTCGCAAGTTTTGCCGGCACTCAGGATCAAATATGATACCACAGAACGATGCTTCTGCAATAGATTCGCATTCCTCAAGTTTGATAATAAGACCAATGCTCTCGAAGTCTGCTTTTGATGGGGCTGGCCCAGAAATGACGAATAATCCATCATCCCCCTCAACCACACCGTTAACAAAGCTAGAACCAACTTCCTCACAAAGGAAGAGCATGAACATCAGGTTAGAGAAACCGTTTCCGAGCGACGTGCACATTTCGCCCGACATACGAGTGGCCTCCAAGAATACTGAAAAGAACTTGAAGTTACATTGATTCAAACCACCCAGGACCTCGCGACAAAGAGTCATGAATTCGTCGTGTTCGGGAAGATTGGAAGTCATCCAGTCATAGAGTTCAAATTCGACTGCTTCCATTATCTCCTTCACAAACAACGACTCAAAGGCAGTGTAGTCAGTAGCAAAGTACCGAGCTCCCACACTGTAGAGCTTATCCATGATATACTCTGGCCGCTTATGGACCGGAACCTTCTTTATGAAAGAGGGATGAGAATAGACAACTTTCTCAATGAGGCGAAAAATAGGACCAACCTTACATTTAAACGCATCTGACCGAGAGTTAATACCACGGCTATGTTTGTACTCCGGGTACGTCTCATCTTTCACAAAAGAATCGCAGCGGAAGTCCCTCTCGTTCAGGAGACCGCCACATTCCTCCCACACTTTCGCTAGTTCATCTTTTCGCCACGCAGGATACGCGCATGAATCTAGCCAGGTTCCCACACCAGTATCAGATGTGTATGGAAGTGGAGAGAAGTTTGTTCGAACAAACCTACGGACAAAAGTGCGAAGTCGAACTATCTTCGCACGATTAGGTACAGGAGGTGCAATTGCGAAGCGCTTGCACACCCCCGCAGCGACAGTCATCGGGTCACCGGCATCAGGTTCAGGTTCCATGAAACTATGGACATGGCATCCAAGAGTCACGTTAACTGGGGAACGTCTCTGCGGATCAGTCTCCGAGACGCTTGAGAAACGAACAGATTTCTTAATCTCACCCAGGGGAGGAAGAGGAACCTCCCCCACCCGATAGCCGTACGCGATAACATCTACTGGCTCGCTGCGAGGGGCAACCCAAAATCCTGCTTTCGCACTTGGGTCACCATATCCATGAACTTCCCACACGCCACAATTGCCGTGTTCTGAAGAAGATTATGGCCTGCCAATGGCAGGTAACGAGAGTAGTTGACAGTAGGCAGCCTGCCAACCGCGCTAATGATAGACGCACATGCCACCTCTGGCTTGCGATCAATGCGCATAATGTCTGGGGTGCAGAGCTGAGCAAGGACCTCATAACTAATGAGCATCCTCTTCGTCTTAACACCAAGGAAGGTAGTACGAGTGTGGATAATCCACCCATACAGCGGGGCATGGACGATGTCCTTTGTGGAAATGACATCAGGGCGCAGGTCTAAATGCTCGAACGAGTAATGGCCACCAAACCTCATGCCATGAATAACCCGTAAAGAAATGCAAGTATACCACAC